AATTATTTTATCTACTCCAAATGGTGTAGGTAACTTCTTTCACAAAACTTGGGTAGGTTCTGAAGATGGTACTAATGGATTTAATAACATTAGATTACATTGGAGTGTACACCCAGAAAGAGACCAAAGTTGGAGAGATGAACAAGAAACTCTATTAGGACCAAAAGGAGCAGCACAAGAATGTGATTGTGATTTTGTATCTTCTGGTGATTCGGTAATTGAACCACAAGTACTTCAGTTTTATAAAGAAACTTATGTACAAGAACCAATTGAAAAAGGTGGATTTGATGGAAACTTATGGAAATGGCAATTTCCTGATTATACAAAAACTTATATAGTTGTAGCGGATGTTGCGAGAGGTGATTCATCGGATTACTCAGCAGCTCATGTTATTGATGTTGAAGCATCTGAACAAGTAGCTGAATATAGAGGTAAGTTAGATACCAAAGATTTTGGTAATTTCTTAGTATCTCTAGCAACTGAATATAACAATGCATTGTTAGTAATTGAAAATGCAAACATTGGTTGGGCAACTATTCAACAAGTAATTGATAGAAATTATGGAAACCTTTATTATATGAGTAAGGATTTAAAGTATGTAGATACTGAACATCAACATTCAAATAGGTATCGTTCTCAAGATAAGAGTATGGTAGCTGGGTTTTCAACTACTTCAAGAACAAGACCTTTGATTATTTCAAAGTTGGAAGAGTATGTTAGGGAGAAATCAATTATAATACGTTCAGTTAGAACTATTGATGAATTATTCACATTTATATGGATGAATGGTAGAGCTGAAGCTATGAGAGGATATAATGATGATTTAACAATGAGTTTAGCAATTTCTCTATGGGTTAGAGATACTGCTTTGAGATTAAGACAAGAAGGTATCGATTTAACAAAAAGAGCGATTGATGGTATATCAACTTATACTTATAGTGGGGTTTATGGTACAAATGATGTTGATGAAAATCCTTGGCAAATGCAGGTTGGTGATGATATTGAGGATTTAACTAAATGGTTATAAAATAAAAATTTTATATTTATATAGTATAGGTTAAATATAGGGATTAAGTATGGAAAATTATTCTAAAGAACTTTATAATGAATTTAAATTATCATTAGATGGAAGCATTGAAGAATACGATGTTGAAAACTATGATGATTTAAAAGAGTTTATCCACTTTCTAAGAGATATGAAAGAGGATATTAACGAAGCTGAATATCAAGGTAGAAAAGTTAAACTAAACAAACCTATGAGGGGTGATGTTAAGAAGTTTAAAGTATATGTTAAAAACCCAAAAGGAAATGTTGTAAAGGTAAATTTCGGACATGGAGGAACATCGGCTAAAAAAGCAGGTGAAAAGACAATGCAGATTCAGAAAGATATTCCATCAAGAAGAAAAGCTTTTAGAGCTAGACATAATTGTGATACACCAGGACCAAGACATAAGGCTAGGTATTGGAGTTGTAAAGCATGGTAATAAAATTAGGATATATCAAAATTTTTTTGTATCTTAGTTAGATTATAACATAAAGTAAATAAAATGGCAGAACAAAATAATAGTTCATTTTTTGAAAGGTTAACTAAACTTTTTTCTACTCAAGCAATCGTAAAGGTTGATAAAGATGGGAAGAGAAAGGTAGTTGATACTGATGATAGACAGCAGGGTGGTACTAATCTTTTTAATTTAAGAGATAGATATACTAAATTACAAAGGTCTTTTCACGGAGACCAGATGGCAGCTCAATCAATGGCTTACCATCAAGTTCGTAGAGAACTATTCAGGGATTATGATGCAATGGATAATGACCCGATTATCTCATCAGCATTGGATATATACGCAGATGAATCCACATTAAAAAATGAATTTGGTGAAGTTGTACAAATTAAATCCAAAAATGAGAAAGTAAAAGAAATATTAGAAAACTTATTCTATGATATTTTAAATATAGAGTTTAACCTATGGTCTTGGACAAGAAATATGGTTAAATATGGAGATTTCTTTTTACTACAAGAAATACAACCCGGTGTTGGTATTATTAACGTAAGACCACTTCCAGTTTATGAAACCGAAAGATTGGAGAATACTGACCCAAATAATCCAAATTATATTAAGTTTAAAGTAAATCACGACCCAAATGGTAAAGGTGAGTATGAGAACTATGAGATAGTTCATTTTAGATTATTATCAGATACAAACTTCCTTCCTTATGGAAAGGCAATGATTGAAAATGGTAGAAGAATTTGGAAACAAGTTTCTCTTATGGAAGATGCTATGTTAATTCATAGGATTATGAGAGCACCTGATAAGAGAGTTTTCAAAATTGATATTGGTAACATTCCTCCACAAGAAGTTGATAACTATATGCAAAAGATTATCAACAAAATGAAGAAAACTCCATTTGTGGATAAAAAGACTGGTGATTATAACTTAAAGTATAACATCCAAAACCTAACTGAAGATTTCTTTTTGCCTGTTAGGGGTGGTGATAGTGGTACTCAAATAGATTCATTAGGTGGGTTAGAATACACATCAATTGATGATATCGATTACTTAAAGAATAAAATGTTTGCAGCTCTAAAGATTCCAAAAGCATATTTAGGATATGATGAGAATGTAAATGGTAAAGCAACTCTAGCTGCAGAAGATGTAAGATTTGCAAGAACAATCGAAAGAATACAAAGAACTTTAATTTCAGAATTAACTAAATTAGCAGTAACTCACTTAGCATCTCAGGGTGTTGAGGGTAAGGAAATGGTAGATTTTGAATTAAACTTAGTTAATCCATCTACTATTTATGAGCAAGAAAAAGTAAATCTTTGGAGTGAAAAAGTTAGATTAGTTGGTGATATTGCTTCACTAAATATGGTATCTAAAGATTGGGCATATAAAAATATATTTAACTTTAGTGATGATGAAGTTGATTTCCAAAAGATTCAACTTATTAATGACCTTAAAGATAGATTCAGATATCGTTCAATCGAAGATGAGGGAAGTGACCCAGCAATGGAACAAGACCCAACTGATGTTGAAGATGAATTAGAAGAATTAAAAACTGAGTTAAAGAACAAAGGTGGTAGACCAAGAGAGGGAAACACCTATGGAAAGGATAAGCATCCACTTGGGAGAGACCCACTTGGTAAAAAAGAAAATCAAAAAGCATTGAAAAAAAATGAGTCATCTATTAATAAAACTACCAAAAAAGTAGCTAAGGAATATGTGAACGGAGTTTCTGCAAAACGAAAGTTAATCGGTGAAAACGGAGACTTTTTAGATGATATAAATTTGATTGATGAATAAAATTTTAGGAAATCAAAATTAAGTTATATTTATATACGATGTAACGTGTCGTATATTGATATATTATTATAGGATAAAAACACAATGAAGAGGGTAAAACATTCAAAATTTAAGAATACTGGTATTCTATTTGAACTTTTAGTGAGACAAATCACTTTAGAAGTTCTTAATGGTGATACAAGTGAAAAAGCTAAAAAAATCGTAAGTGAATTTTTTAGTCCAAAAACCGAGTTAAACAAAGAGTTAAGATTGTACGAACTTCTTATGAAAGAAAAGTATAATTCTGAATCAAGAGCTGAAAAGTTCATAGATACTGTTAACGAAGCACATAATCGTATTGACCAAAAGCAATTACATAAAGAAAAGTATAATCTAATTAAAAAGATTAACGAATCATTTAATATGGATGAATTTTTATCTTCTCCTATTTCTAATTATCGTTTATTAGCATCTATCTATAAGGTATTTGAATCTAAAAAGATGGATAACTACGATATTAAGGATGTATTCAATTCAAAAATTACCCTTATTGAAAGTATTACATCTAAACCAGCTACTAAATCTATAAACAAAAAAGATAAATTAGTTGAAAATTATAAAAAGCAAGATAAAGATTTAAGATTACTTACTTATAAGATATTAGTAGAAACATTTAATAAAAAGTATTCTAATTTAAATGATGACCAAAAATCATTATTAAAAGAGTATATTAATAATTTAAGTAATACAACTGGATTTAAATCTTATGTGGAAAAATCTATTCCATCTATTCTAAAAGAATTAAAATCAATTAAATCTAAAGTTAAAGATAAAGTAACTAAAATTAAGTTAGCAGAAACTATTTCTGTTTTATCTAAAACTAAAATTGGAAAAGTTGTTTCTGATAATCATGTTTCATCAATAATGATGTCATATGAATTAATTAAAGAATTGAAAGTTAAAATATGAGTTTAAGGAAGTTAGTTGAAGATTTAATTGCTGAAATTGAGCAAGAAAATGTAGATATTGATGAAGCTACAACCACTGGTGATGTGGCTGGGTATAATACTCCTAATGCTTTCAAAGATACTGATGGTACTGATGAAGATGAAGAAAACGATGATGAATTTGTTGATGCCATAAATAAGGGAAATGGTTACAAAAGGGTTAGTGAAAATAGATGGTTAGAATTAAAAAAAGATGAATCCACACCAAGACAAAAAATTGGTAGAGGGATTTCTCAAGTTAATAAGCAACTTTCTGAAATTGAAACATTCCTACGATGGTATGGTAGAATCAAAAAAGAAAGTGATTTAAATTCAGACCAATATTGGAAAAGAACTCAAAAGAATTTGTTCAAAATTAGAGAAAGATTGAACACTATTGTAACGCAGATTAGCAAATTATAATTGGGAATTAATATGAATATTACCATAGATAGTATCAAAGAAACCCTCAGAGCCATTATGGCTGAAGAAACTGAGTATCAAACATTTTTCAAAAAAGCTTTAGAAAAAGCAGGAAAATCTATTCCATCAATGAGTGATGAAGAAAAGAAAGCATTCTTTAATAAGATTGATGCTGCTTGGGATGGTAAGGGTGAAAAGAATGAAGAGTTAACTGATAAACAAAAGCAGTTAGATATTGATGGTGATGGTGAAATTGAAGCATCTGATTTAGCAGCTCTTAGAGCTGGTGAAAAAGTAGAAGAATCACATGATTGTGGATGTGGATGTGGTGGAGTAACCGAAGGAGGTTGTTCAACTAATATCTCAGAAGGAAAACATGATAAGACTTTAGATAAACTTGCTGACCTCGTAAAAGGTGCTAAATCTTTTATGGATATAGGTAAAGAATTAATAATACAAGTACAATGAAAAAAGGAGTGGTAAAATTTTTCAACAATGAAAAAGGATTTGGATTTATCGTTGATGAAGAATCAAAAGAAG